GATATTTTCTGTCTTATCACACAAGACGATGAGAATATGTTTATTATTAGAGGATTTATGCCTTCATTTGAATTAGTTACAGATGAACGGCTAGGCCACCTTGGAAGGCATATCAACAGGCCATGCTACATTGCTGAACAAAAGGATCTTTGTAGCCTTTCTGATTGTTTCAAAAAAATGCTTGACAAGGCTTCGTGAGTGTAGTAGAGTACCCAAACTGATGACCCACATGGTGTGGGACTATTGATTGCGATTTAGCAATCGCTTGAAAAGGAGAGTATGAGAATATGGTTAAGAACAACGCTAAACTTCAGACTAAGATCATTTCAGGTAAGGTTTTCTGGGCTTCAGTAATTGAACCCAATACAACCTATGAGCCAGCTTGGCAAGTAGATGTATGCCTTACTCCAGCTACAAAGAAGATTGTAGAAGGTGATGGCCTTACTGTGAAGAACAAGGGTGATGATCGCGGTGACTTCATTACTCTAAAGCGTAAAGTACTTCGTCAGGACGGCACCAAGCGTCAGGCACCCGTTGTTAAGGATGCCCAGAATAACCCTTGGAACGGCCAGCTTATTGGTAATGGCAGCGTATGTAACATTAAGTACACTCCATATGAATGGAGCCGTAGTGGCAAGAGCGGCACATCCGCTGATCTTACCGCACTACAAGTTGTAGACCTTATCTCCTACAGCAAGGATGACTTTGAAGCTGTTGATGGATATACCATTGATGGTGAGAAGGAAGTTGTAAACCTCTAGTTTGAGGTACACGGGGCTAGGACATTTGACTAGCGGCTTAGTAGTGGGTGAGGAGCGGGACCACTACTGCTATTGAAGTGGACATAAACATTAATCGCTAAAGAAGGACTGAAAGTAAATGCTATCGAATGAACAGCGTATCCTGAAGGCTCTAAAGAGCAATCGTCGTGTAACACGTAAGACTGCAATCGAGAATGGTTGGGCAGAGAACCTTACCGCTACGATTTCTCGTCTACGTAAGTTTGGTTTCGTTATTGAAGCCATTCGTGCAATGACACCAGAAGGTGAAGCGTACACTCGCTACAAGCTAATTTCTTCTCCTAAGAAGAATCCTTTTGCCGCTGTAGCAGCCTAAGTTAACTAGGCGGGGATAACAGCCATGTCAGATAAAACCATTGACACACTGGTAGAAGATATCTACGATCTTTTTTCCAGTGAAAAAACAACAACAATAAAAGAAGAAGACCTAAAGTCCCTTGTTGATGGCATCTCTCAGGCTGTTATCTCCGCCCTTTCTCAGCGTAAAGAAAGTAACACACTTCGTTTGTCTATGATTGGTCATCCCAATCGTAAGGTGTGGTACAACATTAATGGTGCACCTAAAAAATCTTTATCTGGTCCAACACTGATAAAGTTTCTTTACGGTGATATTCTTGAACAGCTTCTTATATTTCTGACAAGAACCGCTGGTCATAAACTAGAAGATCCCCAGAAGGAAGTACATGTCGGTGGTGTTAAAGGCCACCACGATGCTATCGTTGATGACGTCTTAGTAGATTTTAAAAGTGCATCTCCATATAGCTTTAAGAAGTTTAAAGAAGGTACTATTCTGAACGACGATCCTTTTGGATACATTGCTCAGATTTCAGCTTACTCAAAGGCTAACAATAAACCAGACGCGGGGTTTGTAGCTATTGACAAAGTTAGTGGTGAGATTGTATTCTGCCCCGTCCATTCAATGGAGATGATCAATCCTGAAATACGAATTGAAGAACTCAAGAAATTACTTGAAGAAGATACACCCCCTTCTCGGTGCTATGAAGCTGTTCCTGATGGAAAGTCTGGAAATATGCGGCTTAGTGTTGGGTGCAGTTTTTGCGATTATCGTAACCACTGTTGGTCTGATGCTAATAATGGTATTGGAATTAGGACGTTTATGTATTCAAACGGTCCTCGTCATTTTGTCGAAGTAGTAAAAGAACCTGACGTACCAGAGGTTAAAGATGCCTAAGTTCAGATCAGGTTCTGAACGTAGGCTTTATGACTTTCTTAAATCTAATAAATTAAAACATCGTTACGAACCATACAAAATAAAGTACAGAGTATCTTTAATTAGACGCTATCTACCAGACTTTGTGCTGCCCAATGGTATTGTACTTGAAGTGAAGGGCCGGTTCGCTACAGCAGACAGACAGAAGCACCTATACATCAGGCAAGAGCATCCCCTACTTGATGTTCGTTTTGTCTTTGACAATCCTAAATCAAAGCTGTATAAAGGATCAAAGACAACATACGCAGACTGGTGTAATAAGCACAACTTTAAATTCTGTTCAGCAAAAGATTCTGAAACTCTTTTATTATGGTGTAAGGAAAAAAGTGATTCATAGTAGTATTAATCTTGATCTAGAAGAGTTTATCGAACCTGATACACCACCAGAGAAACTTCTGTTTCTTTGTGTAATCCTTCAAGCACTTCTTGACGCAACCAAGCCCTCTGCATATAATGAACCTGATGAAGAGGTCCAAGCACGTAAGTCTGCACAGGCTTGGCTTCTTGCATCTATTGGTGTAACGGCAGAAGACTTTATGGAAGTATGTGATCTTGCGGGAATTGATTCAAAGAAGATGCAAACATTCGCTTTCAAAGTTTTAAGATCAAAAGAAGTAAAGTATGTTAGACGGCGTATCAACACTGTTCTCTCATTCAAATAGAAGGAAAGGTAATATGTCAGAATATCCTAAACAGAAGTACAGCACACCATCTGAAGCAATCGACCAGATGTTTACATTCAACGAACCAGAACTTCTAGATGAGATTCGCAATTACATTGTTGCTACATATACTCAGCACTACGCACAGGGTAAGTATCAGGCATCAGATACAATTATTGATGCTGGATATGGTGAAGGTTTTATCATGGGAAATATTCTCAAGTACTGGAAGCGTTACGGTAAGAAGGAAGGTCATAACAGAAATGACTTGCTTAAAATTATCCATTACGCTATAATGATGCTTTCACTTCACGACCAGTCAAACAACATCCGTTAGAGGAGAATACATCACTATGTCAAACTACCTTCCTACAGACTACCAGAATTTCATTGCGTTATCACGTTATGCTCGTTGGTTGCCTGAACAAAACCGTCGAGAGAATTGGTCTGAAACGGTAAAACGATATATTGATAATGTTGTTCGTCGTGTTATTCCTAATGAAGAAAAGACTATCAACAAGTTAGAAGAAATGATCCTCAACCTTGAGGTAATGCCTTCTATGCGTATGATGATGACGGCTGGCTCTGCCCTTGATCGTGACAACACCTGTGCCTACAACTGCTCATACCTTCCCATTGACGATCCTAAAGCCTTTGACGAAGCCATGATGATCCTGCTCTGTGGCACAGGGGTTGGCTATAGCGTTGAAGCTAAATACACCAACAAGCTTCCAGAAATCCCTGAGAAGCTTTTCGATTCAGAAGATATTATCAAAGTACACGACAGTAAGGAAGGTTGGGCTAAGGCTTTCCGTAAGCTTCTGGCTATGCTGTACAGTGGTGAAATTCCTAAGTGGGATGTTTCTAAAGTTCGCCCTGCTGGATCACGCCTCAAGACTTTTGGTGGCCGTGCATCAGGTCCAGAACCCCTTGTTGAACTATTTCAATTCTGTGTAGATACTTTCAAGAAAGCTTCTGGCAGGAAACTAAATACACTTGAATGTCACGACATTATGTGTAAGGTTGCAGATATTGTTGTGTCTGGTGGCGTCCGTCGGTCTGCGATGATCAGCCTGTCAGACTTACAGGACGACCATATGCGTAGGGCTAAGTCAGGTGAATGGTGGACGTATTCTCCGCATCGTGCCTTAGCTAACAACTCTGCTATCTATGAAGAGAAGCCAGATACAGAAACTTTCCTACACGAGTGGCTTTCACTTGTAGAAAGTAAATCAGGTGAACGTGGTATCTTCTCTCGTCAGGCTGCAACTAAACACGCAGCAAAGAATGGTCGGCGTGACATTGATCATGAGTTTGGAACCAACCCATGTTCAGAAATTATTCTACGTCCATACCAGTTCTGCAATCTAACTGAAGTTGTAGTTCGTTCTTCAGATACAGAAGCTACACTTAAGAATAAAGTCTGGGCTGCTGCTGTGCTTGGTACAATTCAATCCACCTTTACAAACTTCCCATATCTCCGTAAGGTATGGAAGCGTAACACAGAAGAAGAACGTCTACTTGGTGTTTCTCTTACAGGGATTATGGACGCACCTATCACCAATAAACCTGATTCTAAGTTCCTTGCTGTTCTGCGTGATCACGCTGTAAAAACAAACAAGGACTGGTCAGAGAAGCTTGGTATTCCCCAGTCAACTGCCGTAACTTGCTGCAAGCCATCTGGTACAGTCAGCCAGCTTACAGATGCAGCTAGTGGTATTCATGCACGACACAGCCAGTATTACATTCGTACTGTGCGTTGTGATATTAAAGATCCAATTACAAAGCTTATGCAAGACGCTGGTATTCCTAATGAACCTGAGAAGTTCCATCCAGATCGTGTCGTTGTGTTTTCATTTCCAATGAAAGCCCCTCCCGGTGCTGTTACTCGTAACGACATGACTGCCATTGAACAGCTAGACATGTGGAAGACATATGCTCTTAACTGGACAGAACATAAGCCATCTGTTACAATCTCTGTACGTGATAACGAGTGGGTATCCGTTGGTGCTTGGGTTTATGAAAACTTTGATATCTGTTCTGGTATTTCCTTCCTGCCACACTCAGATCATATCTATGATCAAGCACCATATCAGGATTGCACTAAGGAACAATACGAAGAACTTCTTGCCAAGATGCCAAAAGAGGTTGACTGGTCGCAGATTTCTAAGTATGAAAGTCAGGACAATACCACTAGCAGTCAGCAGCTTGCCTGTACAGCCGGTGTTTGTGAGGTAGTTGATCTAGTACAATAATGCTTTCAGATTATCCATACTATACATTCAACAAAGAACTTCCCGTAGAGTTATGTCACGGTGTTATAAAGATGGGGGAAGACTGTGACATCTCTACTGGAGGTTTGTTTGAAAACGGTAATACAAAGTACGATAGTAGAATTAGAAATAATCTAGTATCTTGGATCAATTCTCCTGATATCATTACACTTATGTATGTCTATGTTAACAGGGCAAACATTAATGCTGGTTGGAACTTCGATATCGTAGGTTTTCAAACCCCACAATTCTGCAAGTATAGCCAAGACCAGTTTTATGATTGGCATGTTGATATAGGAACAGAATTACCAGAAGACGAAGAAGTTAGAAAGCTTACCATTGTTATTTCCCTAAATGAGAACTATACTGGTGGTGATTTCCAGATAGAAAAATGGGCTGTCCCTACAGAAACAGATAGATTTAATACAGTAAAGGAATTACATAATACAGGTTCAATTGTCGTCTTCCCGTCCTTTATGCACCATAGAGTAGCCCCCGTAGAGAATGGAACTAGATACTCTTTGGTTGGATGGTTCACTGGACCACCCTTTAAATAGTACTTGACAAACTGGTAATTATATTATATAATGGTAGATACCTTCAACAATAAGAAGAATAGTAATGTTTCATAAAAAGCCAACAATTTACATAGGTTATGATCCAACAGAAGAAATTTACTGTGAAGTTCTAAAGAAGTCTATTGAGGCCAATACTAAGGATAGCTATAATATCGTTCCTATTGTACAATCTGAGGTACGTAGGGCTGGCCTTTACTGGCGTGGCGGTGAACTGACAGAATCTGGTATGGTTGATTCATTTGATCGTAAGCCCTTCTCTACAGAATTTAGCTTTACACGATTTCTAGTCCCTATGCTGAATCAGTATAGTGGACTTGCTTTATTTATGGACTGTGATATGTATGTGCGGTCTGATATTACAGAAATCTTTGATACACATGGATCAAATCATAACGTAGCTATTAGCTGTGTTCAGCATGAATATGCTCCTACAGATGTAACAAAGATGGGTGGCAAGGTTCAGACTGTTTATAGCAGAAAGAACTGGTCCTCCTTTGTCCTGTGGAATTGTGATCATCCAAGAGTAAAAGAGTTTACAACTGGAGATGTTAACACTAAAACAGGTTCATGGCTTCATGCCTTTTATTGGCTAGAATCAGAACATATTGGCAACATCAAACAGGAATGGAACTGGCTTGATGGGCATAGTGCAGAGAACATTGAACCTAAGAACGTCCACTTTACAACTGGTGGTCCCATCTACAAGGATTGGAAACCATCTAGACAGATTGATGGTGTCTACGCAAAAGAGTGGAAAGACTTCTATTTAGATAAACTAAAGGTAAAGAAAAAGAAACATGATTAATTTTGTAACTTCATTTAGCCCAGAGGGTTATAAGACCTATGCCAAGAATATGCTTCTTTCAGTCATCGAGAACTGGAAGGACGATCTTAAACTAACAGCATATTACCACGACTTCCCTGAAGATCTTGTTGCTGATCTTCCACAGTCAGATATTATTGAATATCGTAATCTGAACGATGTTCAGGATATGCTTGACTATCGTGAACGTATGAAGCAGTATGATGGCACTATGGGAGGAAAAACTCCCTATAACTGGCGGCTAGATGCGGTTAAGTGGTGCCACAAGATTTATGCACTCACAGACTGTGCCTTTAAACTAGGAGAAGCAGCAGCAGATGCTGGCTGGCTTATCTGGCTAGATGCAGACACAATTACTACAAAACCTCTTTCAGAAGAACGTATTGGTGCTTTACTACCAGAGAAAGCAGAACTTGTTTATCTAGGTCGTACAGATGTTGACTATAGTGAAACATCCTTTATTGCCTTCAATATCAGTAGTGAATCACCCTACTGCCTACTAGGAGATTTCCGTGGGTGCTACGATATTGGAGAAACAATCTCCTATCGTGAATGGCATGATGGCTTTATCTTTGATCGTCTACTAAAGATTTACATTGCACACGGCCTTCGTGCACACAATCTAACTCCTGTAGTAAAAGGTCTGTCAGCTTTTGCACAGTCACCCCTGTCACAGTATATGAAGCACTTCAAGGGCAATCTAAAGAACACACCAGAGGGTGTTGCCCCTGATGTCAGTCTTCCACGATACAAACAACTAGCTGATCTCGTACGTACTTATGCTACAGATAATATTGTAGAAGTAGGTACTTGGAATGGTGGTCGTGCAATTGAAATGTCCTTGGCAGCATTTGAAAAGTCTGACAAGGTTCATTATGTTGGCTTTGATCTGTTTGAGGAAGCTACGGAAGAACTGGACCACATCGAACTAAACTCTAAGAGACACAATACCCTAGATGCTGTAAGCAATCGTCTGGAAGAGTTTGCAGCAAAGATGAAAGAAAAGGGAAAGACATTCACGTTTGCTTTATTTAAGGGTGACTCCAAAGTTACATTAAAGAAAGCAAAGAAGAATGTATCCAAGGCTACCTTTGCTTATATTGATGGTGGACATAGCGAAGAAACTGTTCGTAGTGACTATGCCTATCTTAAGCATGTTCCTGTAATCGTATTCGATGACTACTTTACAAAAGATCCTGAAGGTAATATTCTAGGAGATGAATACCTCGGTACTAACAGGCTATTTGAAGAACTAAAAGGCCGTAAGGTTGTACTACCTTCTTCAGATCGTGTAAAGGGTGGTGGACATACACATCTGGCTGTTCTCATTCAAGACGAGACACTACCTCCTCTGCCAGCTAATTTGATGCGTGTTCCCATTGTTGTACGTCCACGTGACTGTATGCCGAAAGACTACATTATCAACAACGTCAACCAGAATGTTGAACTTATCAAGAACTGGGGTATTGCTCGTAGCTGTAGGCCACATGACGAACATGCTATTATTGTCTCAGCCGGTCCTTCTCTTGACTTTAAAAAGCTACGAGAAGTAATTAAGAAGACCAATGGCGTTGTTATGAGTGTCAAGCATAGTTATCCTAAACTACTTGCAGAAAACATTCACCAGTGGGGTTGCATGATCCTAGACCCCCGTCCCATTGATGGTGTGTCAACTCATGGCATTGTCCGAAAAGAACTATTTTCTAAAGTAGATTCACATACAAACTTCTTTATTGCATCCATGACTGACCCATCAGTTACCAAGTATCTTATGGAAAGAACAAAGAATGTACATGGTTGGCATGCCTATTCTGAGGCTGTAAGAGAAGCTGCTACAAATCCTAAGCAGATTGAACTTGCTAAAGGTGCTAATATTCCAAAGGATACCACCTTCGTTACTGGCGGCACTTGTGCAGCAATGAGGGGGTTTGGTCTGCTACATATTCTTGGCTTTAGAAATTTCCATCTATTTGGTTTCGACTGTAATGTTCCTGATATTACAGAAGAACAGAAGCTAGAAAAGCTGGATGATAAACCTAAATATATTCCAGTTGAAACTAATGGCGTTAAATTCTGGACTACAGGTGAACTTCTAGC